GTCCATGCGATAGCCGCCACAAAAGACACTCTCTACTTAGGTATTATTGTTCCTCCTTCAACTCTTCAAGAGCCCCACAAGGGTTGAACTTGGAGTTATACACTCCCGCCACACCTAACAATAAACACACCATGAATAAACAACGCCGCAAAGAGTTGGAAGACCTGCATGACAACCTCCAAAACCTCCTTGAAAAGCTGGAAACGATCATGGAGGAAGAAGAAGAGTATAAAGATAACCTCCCGGAAAACATGCTCAACCGCATAGAGCAATCAGAAAATGCCATTTACTCCATGCAGGAAGCCTGTGAATGCATAACAAGTGCCATAAACACTCTTGAAGAAATTGAGTAATCCCATGAAAAAGACAAACCAATTTGACGACATCAAAGCAGGCGAACTTATTCGCTTCCTGAAAAATCCCATGCGAGGGAACAGCCCTAGAAATAACTGGTCATTCGGTATTGTGGCTTATCGCCTTAAAACCACTTTTTGCGTTTATCCTGTCGGAAGGCCCTCATATTCAAAAGGCATCACTATCCGGTACGACGGAATGAACGGACCGGGGAAAGACGCCGTTCAAATCGCTTTCCGGTTGACGCCGGCAGAAATGAATCATCCTGACATTCAGGAGTATCTGCAAAAAACGGAAACCATTAAGCAACTGAACCAACAACTTTCTGAACTTCAGCAAAATCTGGAAAACGGAACTTCCAGCCTTTTCAGCAACTACCCGCTTCCAGAAAACAACTACCTTTAATCAAAACATGTCCGCTTCCTTTCCTACATATCAACCCCGGCTCTTATATATAGACCTGTTCTGCGGCGCGGGCGGCGTCACTACCGGAGTAAGCCGGGTGCCCGGCGTGCAGGTAGTGGCCTGCGTCAATCATGACGCAACGGCCATAGCGTCCCACGCGGCCAATCACCCTGACGCCCTCCATTACACGGAAGACATCAGAACCTTGGACATCTCGCCCATTGCCGCACGCGTTGCCATGCTCCGCCTGCGTTACCCCGATACTAAAGTAGTATTATGGGCATCCTGTGAATGTACCAATTTCAGCCGCGCGAAAGGCGGCAAGACGCGCGATCCGGACAGCCGCAGCCTTGCGGAGCACCTTTACCGTTACATTAAAGCCCTGCAACCGGACTATATCCAGATTGAAAACGTAACGGAATTCCTTGAATGGGGCCCCATGCTGGAAAAGGACGGAAAACTGGTGCCGGACAAGGCCCGCAAAGGAGAATCCTTTAAGTTATGGTTTTTCCATATTTTAGACATGGGATATTCCGGGGACTGGCGCATCTTTAACGCTGCGGATTTTGGTGCCTACACCTCCCGGAAACGCCTGTTTGTTCAGTTCGGACGTTACGGCCTTCCCCTGGCATGGCCGGTTCCCACCCATTCCCGCGAAAACTGGAAACCGTGCAGGGACGTTCTTGACCTTGATGACTTCGGCCAATCCATTTTCACGCGAAAAAAACCCCTCTGTGATGCCACCTTGCGCCGCCTGACGGAAGGAATCAAAAAATTTGCCCGGCCTCAATTCATCTTCCGGTACATGTCAGGCCCCGGTCATGTGCATCCGCTGGAAGCTCCATGCGTTACCGTCTGCACGCAGAAAAACCTGTATCTTGCGGCCGGAAAATTCATGGATAACTATTACGGCCAGGGTTACGCCACTTCCATTCATGCGCCCGTGGGAACCCTCTGCACCAAACAGCAGAAATACCCGGTCACGGCCATCTTCATGGCTTCCTACTATTCCGGAGGCGGCCAGATCTCCGCAACGGAAGCTCCATGCCCTGCTCTCACCACGGTTCCTAAACCGCGCGTTGTTCAATGCCAATTTCTGGATCAGCAATTCGGCAAAAGCAAACCGGCATCATTAAACCGGCCCAGCCCGGCCATCATGACCAATTCGCATTACTCCGTCGCCACGGCATCCTTCATCCGCGCCATGATGCGCCCCGGAGTTAAAGGGCTTGTGTACCCGCTGGACAAGCCCATGAAAACCCTGCTCACAAGGGATTATTTTTACCTGGACACATGCCGTTACACCGGATGCCCCAATTACAGCCAGGACGCCCCAGGAGACACGGAAGCCATGCTGACCCTCAAACGGGCCATGCGGGAAAGGGGCATTGCAGATATTTGCATGCGCCCGCTCTCCATCCGTGAATGCCTCCGCGTCATGGGATTCCCTGAAGATTACAAACTTTGCGGCACGCAAACCCAGCAAAGGAAATTCATAGGGAACGCCGTAGAAGTCCACATGGCCTATGAAATGGCTCTGTCCCTGCACAACGCCCTGAAGAATCAATACACCCTCAACCAGAAAACCGCTTAATCAAATATCACTATGAAAGCTCCGGCCAAAAGAAGGAAATACGGCCTTAACGTATGGAAAGCCCACTTGAAAATTGACGCCATGCACATTGAAGCAATGTATGACGGCTCCATAGTCAAGGATATATGCACCGGCTCCATCGGCAACAACTGGAAGGAAATTAAAAGAAAAATACTCAACCGGAAAAGAAGAAAAAAATGACCACCAAATACGACTATACCTATTCAAAAAAACAGGATGCTCTAAGAGTCAAAGGAACTAAAATTTTCATCACAAAAGAAGGTTCGCGGAAGTGGCGCGCCTACCGTCTTAATGGAATATGGATAACCCAAAAAGCTTACGGCGACACTCCGAACGACGCCACATCAAAACTTATCTATCTATCACAGACATCTTACAAATAAAAGAATATGAATACAGAACATAATAAAGAAACCGACAACTACTACCGGCTTATCTCCAAACCCATACATGACTATGACTACAACTATAACCTCTGGCTAGACAAAGACGGGTTTCATATCGTTCTATATCTCACTAATGGAAAAGAAAACAAAATCATAAAAAAACTTCTCAGTACCCGAGATCTATACGTGGCCCGCAAAAGAAGGGATAAGATATTAAAACAACTGGAAGGAAAAGAAATTTTCTTATGAAGAACTCCATCACGCTAGAAATCAACATAAATATCCTTTTATTAGAAAATTATGTATGTTTACAAAATAGAAACAAGTTACATTGAAGACAACTTCAACGGCACCTCTTGCCAATGCTGCGGAAACTGCCAGCTATGGGCACCGGAACAGAAAATTGACTACAAAATCAATGCCGCCGATCCGGACATTACCGACACTACAGTAACGGCCACCCCCCTCAATTTAGGAGCCTGCGTCATCAGCCGCCGATCCGGAACGGACGGGGAAACCTGCTACCTACAAACCCACCGGACTTCCGGAACCTTTTGCCGCCACCACATCCCAACATCACCCTACGCCGCCCACATCAAACGCCACGGCCTCCCCTGCACGGCCATCACCCCTTATATCATCCACCTCTAACCCCCCCCCACACACCAATGACCCAAAAAGAAAAAGAAGAACTCCGCAACTTGCCGAGCAACTCCCCGCGGCTGCTTAACCAGACCCAGCTTGCCGCCGCGCTTGGAGTTACCATGGCTTTCACCTCCGCAATGAAAAAATGGGGCTGCCCGTTCCCAGGCGGCCGCATCCTGATTAAAGACGCCCTGGCATGGCTCAAAGCAAACCCGGAATTCCGCCCGTACAAAGAACGCAAAAGCCCTACCGGCCCCCACGGCATTCCGCAACGCAACCTTGACGCCTACAAAACATCACCTAATTGAGCCACATCACGCGCTTTCAGTTTGCGGTAAATCGCATGTACCAGCTCCGACGCATGCCCTACATATTGCATACATTGCCCTTCAGAAAAGCCCGCGCGCGCCAGCCGGGTCACTACCGTTACCCGCGTACAATGGAAACTCAAATCAGGCATCCCCAAATCGTCAAAAAACTGGCACCATTGCTTGCTTGCGTTCCCCGGCAACTTAACCAGGGAGGAACGCCCCTCCCGCATGGCCTTTTCCGCAATCGGCCTAATGTCCCGATGCAAAGGGGCCTCGTGCATCCGGCCCCCCTTGCCAAGAAAACGGATAGTATCATGTTCCAGATCCACCCGTTCCACGGGCACCTGAACTTCCTTCAGCCGGCATCCCTGCTTCATGGCAATCATGAAAGAATCCCGCATCCATTCCGGAGCCTCTTTCAAGGCTTCCACAATGCGCCGTTCTTCTTCTTTCGTGATTTCCCTTTTCTCCCGCGCCGGGTCTTTTCTCAAGCCCATGTGATAACACGGGTTTGCGAAAATATAGCCCTTCCTTACCGCCTCCGTCATGATGCGCCCCAGCACCTTCAGCTCCAGAATGGCACTATTGCGGGTACACGCGCGCCAACCGTACTCCTTAGCCATGGCCGCATCCGTCCGGAAAGCCACATAATCTTTCAACAGGTTATAATCCACTTCCCCCGGATGCTGAACATCCCGGAGCCTGAAAAACAAATCCAAATGCCTCCACGCCACCTGATAACGGCGGCGCGTGCCTTCACGTTGAAACTCTTCCAGGAACGCCGGCACCCACGCCTTGAACAACTGGCGGCCATCTTCATTCCGGGCCATCTGTTCCTCTTTCTCCAGTCCGCGCACATATTCCAGAATACGCCGCAGGGCCCCAGGCTGGTCATGCCTGATTTTTGTCGCACGGTATTTCCGCCGCCCATCCGGACGCATCACGCCAACCCAATAATAGGGACTATCCTTGCGCTTGTAGTAGGATGCCATAGGAGCAACGTAGTACAGCGTAGTAAATCCATCAACAACAAACATAAAAAAACCTAGTAAAACCATGACAAAATACCCCCTGAATATATGCCGGAATAACTCGCGGGTTCGATTCCCGCTCCCGC